GCATTGTATGGGCAAGCATTAACAAACATTAAACGGAATAACTTAATCAATAAAACAAATTCAAAAGGTATGCTAGTCACACTACATTTTGAGAAGAATGGTGTTGATTATCGTATTGAACGTGGTCGTTCACCTAATGTGCTCAAGTTCTTTGTTGATGAACAAGAACAAGAGATGACAGATGAGTCGCAAGGCGACAGTCGCAAGACACAAGAATACATTAACGACTTGTTAGACATGTCACATGACATGTTTAAGCACATTGTTGCACTTAACACTTACACAGAACCGTTCTTGAGTATGCGTGTTAATGACCAACGAGCAATTATTGAACAATTGCTAGGTATTACTATCTTGTCTGAGAAGGCAGAATCTCTTAAAGAACAGATTCGTGTTACTAAGGAAGCAATTACTAGCGAAACATTAAAAATTAATGCTATTCAGACTGCAAATGAAAAGATTCAAACAACTATTGATAGTTTAGGTCGTACTCAACGTGCATGGATTGCTAAAAAAGAACAAGACTGTACTAAATTACAGCAAGGCATTACAGAGCTAGAGCATTTAGACATCGATGCAGAACTTGAATCGCACGATAAACTTGCTAATTGGACACAGCATAATGCTGCTATTTTGGCTCTTAATAAAGAAAAAAGCACATTAGAGACTGCACAGTTACGTGCTAAGGCTTCTGTTGATAAGGTCGAAAAAGACATCTTAAATCTTGAAGATGCAACGTGTTATACTTGTAATCAACCGCTTCATGCAGATAAGAAACAAGAAATTCTTGACAAGAAAATGAAAGAATTACAAGATGCAGACACATATCATTTAGAAATTAGCACTAAGCTAACTGCGGTACTTAAAGATCTAAATGACATCGGTGATATCAACGGTAAACCTACAACATTTTACGAAACTGCTAAAGAAGCATACGAACATCGTAAGAACGTTGATAGCTTGAAGCAAGCGTTTGATGCAAAACAAAACGAATCTGATCCTTATCAAGCACAGATTGACGAATTAATGTCAACTGCAATGCAAGAAATTGATTGGACTCCTGTAAACGAACTTACAGGTTACAAAGAGCATCAAGAGTTCTTGCTCAAGTTGTTGACAAACAAAGATAGTTTCATTCGTAAGAAGATTATTGATCAAAACTTAGCGTACTTGAACAATAGACTTACATATTATCTTGACAAGCTAGGTTTGCCGCATCAAGTTGTGTTCCAAAATGATTTGAATGTTGAAATTACACAACTAGGTCAAGATTTAGACTTTGATAACTTGTCACGCGGTGAGCGTAACAGACTTATCTTAGGTATGAGCTTTGCATTCCGCGATGTTTGGGAAAGCCTGTATCAAAAGATTAACTTGTTGTTTATTGACGAGTTGATTGACAGTGGTATGGACACGGCAGGTGTTGAAAATTCACTAGGCGTTCTTAAGAAAATGGGACGTGAAGGCGATAAAAATGTTTTCCTTATCTCACACAAAGACGAACTTATCGGAAGAGTTAGTTATGTAATGCGTGTTGTTAAAGAAAACGGATTTACGTCTTATGAAAATGATATTGATGTAATAGAACAATGATTGAAGACGATATTCACGATCAGTTAACTAAGGCTTACTTAGAATATTTTAAGGCAAACGAGAAATTTGAAGCTCGTTTGTCTTATCGTACTCACGCAGCAAGTCGTAGATGGTTGCGAGAAATTAGGCGCTTAACAAAACTAAGACAAGACGAGATAGGCAACGCATTCAAAGCCAAATTGGCAGAGAATAAATCTAAGGCAAAATAAGTATGATATGCATTGGACTTATCAGGGTAAACAAATTGACGAACTGCCAGAAGGCTGTGAAGCATTTGTCTACTTGATAACAAATCTAACCAATGGCATGATGTACGTAGGCAAGAAACTAGCAAAGTTTAAAGTAACTAAACCACCGCTTAAAGGCAAGAAGAATAAAAGGCGCTCAACAAAAGAAAGTGATTGGAGAGATTACTGGGGTTCCAGTGATAGACTTAACGCAGACGTTGAACAGCTAGGCGCAGAAAATTTCACTAGAGAAATATTACATATTTGTCCAAGCAGAGGCATAGCAAGTTATTTAGAGGCCCGCGAACAGTTTGAACGCAGAGTACTTGAAACAGATCAATACTACAACGGTATTATTAATGTACGAGTCGGCGGTTCACAAGTTCTCAAAGAACATCTTAAAAACAATCCCCCTAAGGCATAATCAATACAGCACATAAGGTTGGCGGGCCAGTTTGTAATACCGCTGAGAAAAAGGTCCCCTGAGAAGGACACTCGTACATATTGATCGACGCACCAGAGTGCGGAAGCCATCAAACAAATTGGGCACACAGGTTGATATAGATTGATTGCTGTCAGTCGAAAAACTGCACATTACACATAAAAACTCTTTAGCAATAGGAACGAAGCGAGAGGTAGTTGGAAACAACGATGTCGACGTAGGTTGGGAAAGGTCAGAGCCCATTGTGTAGCAGTATAATAAATACCTACTTCCAATGTCTATGGCTGGATAAGACTCACATGAAGTTTTTCTTTTAGACGACGGGGCCGTAACAGGTTCCGTCTGACTGAAACGATCTACATGAAATTTAATGCATTACTACTTCGTACGTAATGCTTCTTTCATATATAATCACTTCTACTAAAAACAAATAATTGTAGTTTGAGCGTTAGCGAAAACTTGTATGAGCTTGCTCATACATTAACATTAAAACACTTTCACAGATAAATAACTTGTAAGAGTATTAAGGATCATTCAAAATGAAAGTTTATCAAATATTATCGGAAGCAGATACACCGCGTATAGCACGAGCTGGTAGGGGATGGAAAGTTACCTTCCCTGATGGAACTGAACAATTGACTACATCACAAAATGCTGCTGCTGAGATAGCTAAGAATTGGTCTACTCAAAATGCTGTTAGTGCAGCTGATGATCTTGCAAGACGTACAGATAATCTAGGAAGAGTTGAACCAAAATTTGATGTCGATGCTCCTGCAAACGCCAATGCTAAACCTGATGCTTTATCAAACGTTGATCTAAGAGCAGGCCCACATCCCAATACACCAACTTCTGATAGTCTAACTAGCAGCGAACAACGCAAACTTTCAAGAACTGGCAAAATAACTCGAGGCGGCCAAACGTTTACTCGAGCAAACATTGCAGCAATGGATGCTGAAGCAGCTAGATTAGCAAAGATAGATCCCAAACTTCCTGGCGAAACAAGACCTACTGCTCCATCTGATGCTCCTGACACTAATGTTAAATCTAAAATAATGTCTAATTTAAATGGTATATGGAATAATAAAATAGTTAGATTTTTTAGAGGTCTCTTAGGTGCTAAGGCAATGGTTACATTAAACACTGCGTTCAATGCCATGGTACTTGAAGACGTTCTTGATGCTTATCTACGAGCAATTAAAGATCACGGAGCGTCATTAAATAATGCATCTAAGGCTGAAAAAGATCAATATATACAAATGTTAACTACTTGTGACATTAGTGCAATGCCTAATTCTGTAAAAATTGCATATTTAAATGCAATAGAACAGTCTACTAAAGTATTTGTAGAAGCGTTTATAGGACTTATTTTATCCTTAGGATGGGCAGCTATTGTAGCATTAGGTGCATTTGGAATTGGCACAGGCGGCTTAGGTATCTTAGCAAGTATTGCAGCAGGCGGCGCATTTGTAATAGGCGGAACTGCACTTGTTAATAAAATACTTGAAGAAACTGGAGTAAATGATGCAATTGAAAACTGGGTCGGTGGTGAACTTTTATGTCCAATGGTAATTTTTAACGCTGCGCAAGGCGTTGACGGATGGCAGGAGTTTTTTGCTGCTGGCGCTGATTTAGGAACTAGCTGGTTAACTGGAGACACAGTTGGCAATTTAATTAGGGATGATATTAACGAAGAACAAACTGCTCCTGCAGATTATAAAGTTGATCCTGTTGCAGCTGAAGAAAAACTAAAAGCCTTAGTTAAATCTAATCCTAAACTAATGCAAGCATACAAAGACGGTAAAGAAGAAGCAAAAGCAGAAATGCGTTCTACAACAGCGGCATCCTAGTTTTTTCAGTAGTTTCTATATTGTCTTTGATGATTCTATTATAAATTTCAAGATCTTCGTGACTAATGTGATACATCAAGTCAATATAACTTATTGACCCTCTCATATACCAGCCAATACGATATCGATCGTCTTTGATTTGTTTTATCTCTGTCTCAAAATTTGCTACTAGTTCTAGTAAGTCAGATTCCGAGAGTGTAAGAATTTGAGTCCGAAAAAATTTGAATAGTCCAATTCAACTTTTGAAACATAATTGTGATTGCATTCTTCATTTGCACAAACAATATCCATGGTAGGTGTGCGCCATCTATTGCTTAGATCAAAGATATTATCTTTAAGTTTATTATAAAATACACTGTCATTTTGTACAATAAACTCTGTGATTGCGTTTAAATCTGTTTCTTCATTTTCGTTATCGGTAATCGATTGAATATAAGAAATCGCTACTCGCATATTCAAATCGTTCATTAATTTGTATGCATTTTTACTTTCTTCATTCTTTTGTTCAAGAGTTAGGTCAGCATTTTTTCCAATTTCGATCAAGTGTCTTTCGTAAGAATAATTTTCTACACTAAAATCTGTCATTTGTTTATACGTTAAGGGTTTTAAATTAAAAGCAAGATTGTCAACTTCGAAGTTACGATCTGTTTCAAACGTTTCGTACTTTTGAATCATTTTAGTAAGACTTAATAAACTTTCAGTATCTGAGTCGCACTTAACACACTTAGTAGAAATTGGCATCTCGTCACCGTAAGTAGCTATTCGAATTGCAATTAAGATGTAATCAATATCAAAGCCTACAAGTTTCCATGGATCTAAGATTGTCGGAATACAACTTTTAATTACTTGTGCAGTTGACTCGCCTGAAAACAACGCATCTGGAGTCTTAAACATAATTTCGTCCATTGCGTTCATACCGAACACAGGAATTTGAACGTATTGTTCGTCCTGAATTATTGCTGCATTATAGAATTTTCCTTTACTAGGTAAGTCTATAAACAACTTAGGTTGTCTTTGGTACTGTTGAAGAAAACTGCTCATATTATTTTTCC